TGGTAGATGATAGTTTTAAGGTAATAAATAAGATTACTGGTGGAAGAAAAGAAGACGAAACTTTAATTAAGTTAGATGATTTAAAAGGTTCAACTAATGAATCTGAAATATCTATTGCAAATGCATATTACGAAGTAGAAGGCACAGGCACGGTAACTTTGCAATTTAATGATGATAAAAATTTAGAAGCAACAGGAATTGATAATTACGGTTTAAAACCAAGTGAAGATAAAATAAAAGGAACAGGCGACATTAAGATTATAACTGATAATTTTGTAGATAAGTTTAGTTTAATGTTAGAGTGCCATAAAGAAAAGGGATTTAGTGAGTAAAAATAGATTAGATATAGAACAGAACAACGAATTTAGGATTAAGTGGCCAAGGGGAGATTTTTAAACCAAATGAGAATATTTAGAACATTAGGTAGCGTTGCTCTTATTATAACTTTCATTACTGGTATCTGGTTTATTGATGACAGATATGTTGATGCCAAAGAAGTACAAAGCATAAAAGAACAAATTTACTTACGAATAGATACAAACGAGTATCGTGAACTTACAAAACAATATTATGAACTTAAAAAACTTGTAAGAGAAAATCCTGATAGTGAAGAATTAAAAGAACAGTTAAAAGAAGTTGAAAAGGAAAGAGCAGAACTTAAAAAAAGCATAGACGCTAAGTTAGAGTAATGAAAATATCAGATAATACAGCAATTTCTATGCCTATGCGTAATCTACTGTCCATTGTGGCGGCAGTTGGTATAGGTGTTTGGTCTTATTTTGGAGTTGTAGAACGATTAAATAATTTAGAAACTAAAGGCACACTTTTAGAAAAAGATTTAGAACAAGTACAAGAAAGACTTTCTGGTGATATAGAAAAAAATAATGAATTTAGAATCAAGTGGCCTCGTGGAGAATTAGGATCGCTTCCTGCAGATTCCGAACAATTTATGTTAATAGAACATATGTCAGGTCAAATAGAACAGATACAAAAGCAAATCGAAGAAGGTATGCACAATAAAGTTAATATTGAGTTCTTACAAAAACAACTAGAAAAACTACAAACAACTCTTGAAAAAGTTCAAGAAGAACATAGAACCTTTAAAGTACAAAATGGATATGTTAAATGATAGATATAATTTTTGCCTTACTTATGATTGTAAACCATGAGATTGTTGAACACAGAATACAAACCACTTTAAGTGATTGTCTTAAACATAAACGAGTAGCAGAAAGAACATCTAAAGGTAAATCTATTCAATATAAATGTATTAAATCCAAAGCGGAGATTGAGATAAACATAGATGGCTCACACACAATTAAAAAACTTATCCTCGAATAAGTGTGCAAAAGAACTACGCACACCTAAATATAAACCACGTATAATTAAATCCAAAAAATTATATAATAGGAAGGAAGAATAATGGCTGACGCAGTAACAACACAAACAATAGCAGATACCTCTGGTGTTAAGTTTGTAATTAAGATGACCAATGTTTCAGATGGTACAGGTGAGACCTTAGTTAAAAAGGTAGACGCTAGCGAACTAACATTTATGACCGAAGACGGTAATAGAAAAATATCAAGAGTATGGTATTCAGTTAATACATCAAATAGTAAGTCAGCAATTGAGTTAGTGTGGGACGGAGAAACTAATTCTACAGCATTACTATTAGGTGGTAATGGTTATATGGATTTAAGAACTGCTGGTAATGAAGTAGTTAATAATTCTACCACACCTACAGGAGATGTACTATTATCTACCAAAAACTTTGCTTTAGGTGATAATTACACGATAATTGCAGAGTTTAGGTAAGAATCCTTATAAATAGTTAGTACAAAGAGAGAACAACTATGAAACTTATATCGGAAGAAATACAAGCAAATTTTTTGGTTGAGGAAACCAACGGTAAGAAGGATTATAAAATTCGTGGTATCTTTTTACAATCGGATATTAAAAATAGAAATGGAAGAGTATATGAAAGCAATATCCTGGGAAAAGAAGTAAACAGATACACAAGAGAATTCATTGATAAAAAGAGAGCATTCGGTGAACTAGGCCATCCAGATGGTCCGGTAGTTAATTTAGAGAGAGTATCACATATGATTACTTCTCTAAAACCTGAAGGCAAAAATTATATCGGTGAAGCAAAAATCATGGACACACCATACGGTAAGATTGTAAAAGGTCTTATTAATGAAGGCGCTCAACTAGGAGTATCTTCAAGAGGTATGGGTTCCTTGGTTCAAAAAGGTGGCGTTAACTATGTGGGTAACGATTTCTATTTAGCCACAGCCGCTGACATTGTTGCTGACCCCTCAGCTCCAGAAGCCTTCGTAGAAGGTATTATGGAAAATAAAGAGTGGGTATGGGATAATGGTGTTATAAAAGCACAAGATATTGAAGAGTATAAAGAACATATCAAGAAAGCCAAAGCATTGAAATTAGCGGAAGCTAAAGCAAATGTGTTTAAATCCTTTCTTGAAAATCTTTAATCTTATAAATATCTATTAATAAAGAGAAAAAATAACTAGTTATTTTTAAAAAGGAGATTTCTCAAATGGCCGATACAGAAAAAAATTTAGCGGCGTTAGAGCAAGAAGCAGTAAGCGAAGCGAATTCGGTGAATTCTCAAGCGGATGCTCCGAAAAAGAATGCTGTAGCGGCTGAGCCTACTCATCTGAAAAATGATGCCGAAGATTTAGGACCAGCTGTTGTAAAACCTACGGACAGCAATCCTGACGCAACTAAAAAAGTTAAAAAAGTTTCTGGTCAGGCTCCTCAAAAACATGAAGGCAAGCCAGACGCTATGCCTACTTTGAAAAAAGAAGAGCAAGACAAAGAAACTGAAAAGAAATCTACTGAGAAAGAAGTTAAAGAAGGCGAACTTCCACCTGCTTTGAAAAAAGCAATTGAGAAGAAAAAAGGCGAAGATGTTAAGGAAACATTAGACGCTGGTGAAGTTTCTAAAGAAGCAGATAAGAAAAAAGAAGTTAAACATAGCACAGCTAATGTTTCTGCTAAAGAAGAAAAGGAACTTGATGTCAAAGAACATGTTGACGCTTTGGTCGCTGGAGAGAACGACTTGTCAGAAGAGTTTAAACAAAAAGCTTCTACTATATTTGAAGCAGCTATTCGTGCTGAATGTACTGAAATTGCTGAGTCAATGGAAGCTGATTATCAAAATAAATTAGAGCAAGAAAGTGCAAAAGCAAAGTCAGAGTTAACTGAAAAAGTTGACAGCTACTTATCTTATGTTGTTGAAGAGTGGATGAAAGAAAACGAAATCGCTCTTGAAAGAGGCATTAAAGGTGAGATTGCTGAAGATTTTATCAGCGGACTTAAAAAACTATTTGCTGAGCATTACATTGATGTTCCTGATGAAAAGTACAATGTACTTGAAGACCAAGCTTCTAAGATAGAAGATTTGGAAAAGAAACTCAATGAGCAGATTGAAAAAAATGTTGAATTAAACAAGGACAATAACGACAAAACTCGTACGGAAATTATGGGTGAAGTTGCAAGTGACCTTGCTGATACAGCAAAAGAAAAATTTGCTAAACTTGCTGAAGAAATTGAATGGTCTGACGCAGAAGGCTTTAAGGAAAAATGTGAAACTATTAAAGAATCATATTTTGGAAATAAAGGCGAAGTTAAAGACAAATTAGATGATGTGGCGGCTGGAGATATGACTTCTCACGAAGACCTATCTAAAGCTATGGCTGCTTACACTGCCGCTATAAGCAAAACTAAAGATATGAAAATATCATAGTTTAAATACGGAAAAAGGGAGAAAATAAAAATGTACTTATCCGAAACACACGAAAAAAAATGGCAGCCTGTGTTAGAGCACCCTGATTTACCAGAAATCAAGGACTCATACAGACGAGCCGTTACATCAGTAATCTTGGAAAACCAAGAAAGAGCTTCAAAGGAAGACCAAGCGTTTTTATCTGAAGCTGCTCCGACTAACGCAACAGGTTCAAGTGTTGCAAATTGGGATCCAATCCTAATTTCTTTGGTTAGACGAGCTATGCCGAATTTAATCGCATACGATATTGCTGGCGTACAACCAATGACTGGTCCGACAGGACTGATTTTTGCTATGAGAAGTAGATACACTTCACAAACTGGCGGAGAAGCTATGTTTGACGAAGCTGATACCGACTTCACTGGTAGAAATGCTGCTGGAAGTGCTGTAGATGGTTATTCATCTACTGAACACGATGGCACTAACCCAGGTGCATTAAACGACTCACCTGCTGGTACTTTCACAAAAGGTACAGCAATGACTACAGCTGCGGCTGAAGCATTAGGTGACGCTAGTGGAAATGCATTTGCTGAAATGGCATTCTCAATTGAGAAATCAACTGTTACTGCTAAATCAAGAGCTCTTAAAGCTGAATATACAATGGAACTTGCTCAAGACTTAAAAGCAATCCATGGTTTAGACGCTGAAACTGAGCTTGCAAACATTCTTTCTGCTGAAATTTTAGCAGAGATTAACAGAGAAGTTGTTAGAACAATTTATATTAACGCTGAAAAAGGTGCTGCTACGAATACAACTACAGCAGGTATCTTTGATTTAGACACAGACTCTAATGGTAGATGGTCAGTTGAGAGATTCAAAGGACTTATGTTCCAACTAGAGCGTGACGCAAATAGAATAGCACAAAGAACTCGTAGAGGAAAAGGTAATATGATTATCTGTTCAGCTGATGTAGCTTCTGCTCTTCAAATGGCGGGTGTCCTAGATTACACACCAGCATTAAACAATAATTTGAGTGTTGATGACACAGGCAATACATTTGCAGGTGTTCTTAACGGCAGATTTAAAGTTTATATTGACCCATACTCAGCTAATAGCTCAGCAACACAATACTATGTTGTTGGTTATAAAGGTACTTCACCTTATGACGCAGGTATGTTCTACTGTCCTTATGTACCATTACAAATGGTTAGAGCAGTTGGTCAAGATACTTTCCAACC